GACGTACACGAACGAGGTGTATAGCGTCCATGGGGCGAAGCAAATTTACCTGCCGCTTCGCAATTCTCCGGTCACCTATCTCATCTGCACAGGAAATCTCACTCAAGGGTCAGCGGTCGTCGCAAACGTGACGCCTTCCGTTGGCATCGTCGCAGGGATGCCGCTTTTCAATATTCAAGGTTTGTTTCCGCAGGGAACAACCGTGGTATCCGTTTCCGGCAACAGCGTAACGATGAGCCAGCCCGCGAGCGTGACGCTTTCAGCGGCACAGTTTGAGATAAGCGGCCTCATCTCGTTCCAATGGCGTGCGGGAACTCCCAGCAATCCCAACTGGACAGCTTTTATCCAAGACCAGTTCGAGCTTGTGGAGCAAGGTCATTCCGGAATCGTCCGTGTGTACGGCGTCATACCGCGGATCTACAACAACATGCTCCGCGCCAGCTACGTCGCCGGATTCCCCTATGACTGGCAAAACGCGGGCAACAACATCGGTACGCACCAGGTTCCTGGCGATCTCACGGACACCTGCGAGAACGTCGTCGTCAGAATATATAAACGCCGCCAGCTCGCGGGACAAGCAAGCGAAAATCTCCAGGGCGCAACCGTTTCATGGAGAAACGACTTCGACGCTCAAGACAAGGCCGTCATCAACCATTACCGCCGCGTCGTAATCTGACATGCAATTTTCCGTAACCATACCCCAGCTCCCGGCGCTCCAGTCCGCCCTCGCCGACTATCCCGCTATTTCGCGTCCGATCATCCAGAACGCCGTTGTAGGGGCTCAGGCCATCCTTGCCAAATTCACCACTGTAGCAACGGTTCCCGTGCGCACCGGCTATCTTGTCCAAAATTGGGGATTCGATATTGGTGATCTCATGGCGCGGTGGTACCCGAAAGCGTCCTATGCTCCCTACGTTGAGTTTGGAACCGCGCCGCACATCATTAAGGCAGTGAATGCCCGCGTTCTTGCGAACGCGAAGACAGGCCAATTCTTCGGACCCGTCGTCCATCATCCGGGAACAAAAGCCAACCCTTTTATGGAAAGAATCGTCGCCGCCGCACAGCCCGAAATAACCGAACTGTTCGGTCAAGCGCTCACCAACATAACCGGCGCGATAGCCGCACAAAGTAATGCCTAGCAACACACCCGCACAATTGCAAATGAATGCCATTATCGCGGACTTGCAGGCGCTCGTCCCAAACGTCCTAAACTGCGTGATCGTGGATGGTATGACGAAGGTCCATCCATTAGACCGCGATTATCCGGGCTTCCCCGCGGCCGTCGTCATCCCGCCAATCCTCAAGGAATCCGCGTTTGAAGATAGCGCCAACAACCTCCGGCAATACACCTGGTACGTCATGATCGTCACCACCCCGGAAGCTATCCCCAAGACCGATCCGACGTATCTGGCAGGATTAGAGGATAACGTGTGCGCGGTCTTTGACGCAGATTGCACGTTAGGCGGTACGGCGAATGGTGCTGTCATGCCCGCAGTGGTAGAACCGCCCGGCCCGGTAAACCACAATTCCGTCACCTACGTCGTTTTCTATATTCAGTTCACGGCCCGCGTATTGGTCCCTGCTTCAGTCCAAATAAATTAAACACTCAACATGTTGGAAGAATCGCAAAACAAAATGATAGATGCCGGCGACCCCAAAGACGAGGTTACGTTCAAAGCTGCTTCCGGTGTCCTCTATGACTTCTTTTTCCCAGGCAGTGGCAAGTGGAAACCCGTTACCGTCCGCGCCGAATCCCGCGAAGTGGCGCAAGAACTTTGGGAAAAAAACCGCGAACCGGTAAATCAGGAGGTAAAGGACGAAGAAAAACAAACCAATAACGAATAAGTATCATGGCAAAAGGAATTGGAAAACTATTCGCCCTTGGGCTCGCAAAAGAAGCGACCCGTGGCACAGCAATCTCAGCAGCCACCTACTGGCTTCCCTTTGATGACCTGAGCTTCGACGAGAAATATGACAACACCATCGCAGACCAGGCGGTAGGCGTGATTGAAAACGCCATCGCCGAATACCGGGTTAAGAATTACGCCGACGGCTCGTTCAAGGTCCCCATGCTTGACCAGAGCACCGGGCTTCTTTTCTTATCACTCCTTGGCTCGCAGGCGGTAGGAACCCACGCCGGAGAATCGGTCGTCTACGACCACACGTTCACCGTCGGGGAATCGGCGCAGCACCAATCGCTCACTCTTTTCATCCATGACCCGCTTTCGGGGACGGATTATTCTCACGCGAACGGCGTCATCCACAAAATGGACATCGACGCTGAGCTGAAGAAGTTCGTCCAGCTTTCCTGTTCCGCCCGCGCATTCAAGGGCGTTTCACAATCATCATTCAGCCCATCCATATTGGCGGAGAACCGCTTCATCCCGCAGTACATGACGTTCAAGTACGCGACGGCCGTTGCCGGGCTTGGCGCTGCGACCGCAATCGCGCTCAAATCCATCAAGCTTACGGTTGACGAGACGATCGAAGACCAAGAGGTATTAGGAAACGTTGCCCCGGCGGATTTCCTCAACAAAGAATTCAAGGTGGAAGGCCAGCTTGAGTGCATCTACCAGAACCTCACCGACTTCAAGACTGTTTCCCTCGCGACGCCGAACGTCGGCCAGGCGATGCTCATAGATTTGAAGAACACTGATGTCACTATTGGCAGCACGACCAATCCAGAATTGAAGATCACTCTTAATCAGGTTTACTTTTCGGAATACTCGCGGCCGATCAAAGTTAAGGACCTCGTCTACCAAACTTTGAAGTTCCGTGGCACCTATAAATTAGCAGACAGTGCGATGATAACCGTTGTCCTCACAAACACCGTGAGCGGAACGTATGCATAAGGTCGAAAACCAACATTAACTAAGTATCATGGCCGAAAGAAAAACAAAGACCGTCACCACGCCGTCCGGCGTGTCGGTCGAATTGAAGGAATACATCTCCGCCGGAGAGTTCCTTGACGTCACCGAAAGCAAGGATGCCTCGGAGATCTCAAAGAACGAACTCGCAAAGCGCCTTGTGCAGACCGCCGTCGTCTCACTGAACGGCTCGAAAGAGAACGTTCCCGCGGCGCTCCGCGAACTCCCGCTTCCAGACTATCTTTTCCTGAGCAAGGAAGTAGCGAAACTCACGAGCGCGGATTTTACGGAGGCGAAGACGAGTCTGTAGATCACATTTGGCATTCGTTCTTCGCCTCCGGGCGGGCCTACTTGCCCCCGAAGTTGAAAATGGTATTGCTCTGTAAAGAGATGCATTGGACATCCCGGCAATACCGTCGCGAACCGCAAGCCTTCGTTGCCGCGCTCCATTCTTTGCTCCAGAACGAAGCCGAAGCGATGAATCGCAAGGCGAAGCAGTGACCTTGCCAGATTTCCGAATGTGCGGCACTGTTAAAGGAGGTCGAAACCAATCCTAAAATAATTCAGATGGAAACATTCGCCATTCTCTTCATTTTCATCGTCTGCCCTCTTGCGCTTCTCGCTTTTATAATCGCCGCCTCTATCCACCGCGCCAAACAAAAGAGGACAATCGCCAAAGCCGCAGAGAAATACCTACACTCCTAATCCCGCAATGGATACCGAGCTTCAAATCCTCATATCAGCAGTCGATGAAGCGTCGGGAACGATAGCGGAAATTAGCGACTCGGTCAGTGGCATGGCCGAAGATGTCACGACGGCGACAGATGCCGCCGGAGACAGCTTTGCCGAATTCGGTCTCCAAGTTAACGAGACCACCGGAGAGATACAAAACGCACTGCTTACCCAAGAGCAGTCTTTTGCGTTGGCCGCCGACATAGCGACGCAGTCCTCAGAGGAGATCATCGACCTGATGGTCGAAGAGGGTATTTCCTCACAAGAGGCCGCCGCCGTCATCGCAGAATCAAATGCAACCATCGCATCTTCGGGCGAAGAGGCTGCTACCAGTTCCGCCGGCGCATACGCCGGGCTTGCCGCGATCGCTGGAATAGCCTTCCTTGCAGTAAAGGGTGCCATAGGCGATGCCGTATCATCCGCGCAACAATGGGACGAAACATCAGCACAGGTTGTGCAAATTCTCAAAGATACTGGGTCCGCTATTCCACTGTCCCAAATCCAAGCGTATGCACAGCAGGTACAGGCAACGACCCTTTTCTCCCAGCAGGATGTGCTCGCGTCCGAAGCACTCATTTTGAGCCATACCAACTTGCAGGATTCATATGAATCCGTCACGAACATTGCCGCCGATCTCGCCACGAAGATGGGCAGCGATTTGCCGAACGCGACCCGGATGCTGACGAACGCGCTCACCGACCCTGTGGCCGGATTGAACCAGCTCATCCGCCAGGGCAACATCGACTTCCCGGCCGCCACGGTTACGATGATCCAGAACATGGCGAAGGTCGGCAATACGGCCGGAGCGGACGCCATCATCCTGAAAACGCTTCAGGGTTCCATTGGTGGAGTGGCTACCGCAGCGGCGGGTGCCCCCGGCGCCGCCCTCACTCAGCTCAGCAATCAAATGACAGCATTAGGAACCGTCATCGGGAACGATCTTTTGCCGCTTCTCGACACCATGGCGAAAGACCTCGGACCGATCATCCAAGATGTCGCTGCTTGGGCTGAGGCGCATCCCAAATTGACTGACGCAATCGTTCTCGGCACCGTGGCGCTCACGGGACTTCTGCTCGTCATTGGTCTCCTCGGCGTCGCCATTATCACCGTCACGCCTGTTGTCGAGGCTATCGGAGTTGTGATTGCCGCGCTCAGCGGCCCTATAGGCCTCGCTATTTTAGTCGTTGGCCTTCTTGCCTACGCCATTGTCTCGAACTGGGATCTCATTAAGACCGATACCGAAACAATTTGGGACGGCATCAGCTCTTTCTTCACGACCTTCTGGAATTGGAACAAGAACCTGTTTGCCTCCTCACTGAATGACGTGACAGCAATTTGGTCGACCGCCTGGACGGGTATGAGTAATATCCTTCAAACAATCTGGCAGGCCATCGAAAATACCTTAAAAACCGGCGTCAATAATGTAATTTCTACCATCAATGGTTTTATAAACTCCCTCGACGCCATCCATATCAGCCTTCCTTCAATTTCAATTCCCGGGACAAAACTTTCTACGCCGGCCGTAAATCTCGGCTTCAGCATCCCTGATATCCCGATGCTCGCGGCAGGAGGATTCGTCACCCAACCCACCCTCGCCCTCATCGGCGAGGCCGGCCCGGAAGCCGTCATTCCGCTTTCCGGCGGGACAGGAGGCTATGGCGGACAACAGATCATCATCAATATAACCGGAGGGAATTATCTTGATTCGCAGGGAGCAAACATGATCGCACAGGCACTCGCCAAGCAGGTACTTCGCGGCCTGAAAGTCACGAACTACGCACTCTGATGAATCCCATAAGAATCCTCGATAACGGAACCGACATATCTTCGAGCGTTGACTGGAAAACGATTGACTTCGTTGCACAAATCACAAAGGACGTCGGCACTGGGAAATTTAACGTCCGCCAAAATATGGCGAATCTTAGCGGCGTCGCCGTCCCTGTCATTGGCGACATTATCGAACTTTACGATTCCACAGGCCTCATTTGGGCCGGCACTGTGACCGAAACCGAGGCCACCATCGAAGGCCTCATGCTCACCTGGCAGATAACGTGCACCGATTGGGGATACTATTTCAACGGAGTGCTCGTCAAGAAAAACTATGCCCAGATGGACCCGCATGACATTGTCGTTGATATCGTCGAGAACTTCGCGGCCGGGAAGGGTTTCACCACGAACCATGTCCAAGTCGGTAATTTCCTCATACCCTCAATCAAATTCAATTATCAGCAGCCCTCAAAAGCGCTCCAGTCCCTTGCGAACCTTATCGGCTGGGATTGGTACATCGACCCAAACCAGGACATCCACTTCTTTTTGGGCGATGTTGATGACGGCGTAGGAGAGGGTGGTGTCGCCCCGATTACCATAGACGCGACATCGGGCAAGATTGAATGGAACTCGCTCGATATCGATTTGAACATCACGAACATGCAGAATTCGGTGTACGTCATAGGCGGAACGTACACCAAGACCTTCACCGCCGGAAACACGCCCGATACGTTCATGACCGACGGCGTCGCGCAATTCTTTAGCGTCTCCTACGCCTACGAAGCAAACTCCACCGCATTCGATACTGTGCCATTCACCGTCACCCTCAATGGCGATCCCCAGACCATCGGCATCGCAAACCAAGACGACCCCGCCGACTTCCAGGTAATGTACAACGATGCGCAGCGATGGATTCAATTCACTGCCGGAGCGCCATCAAGCGGGCAGACCGTACTAGCCTATGGCAGCGCGAAAGTCCCGATCGTGGCTCATGCTTCCGACCCATCGAGCGTTGCCACCTACGGCGAATATCAGGGCGTCATCACCGATTCCAAAATTACGAGCGTTCCCGAAGCCCAACAGCGTGCCCAGGCGCAGATCCTCCAGTTCGGCCATCCGGTGTATGACGTGAAGTTCAATACCCTCGTCCCCGGCCTCGCCATCGGCCAGGCCATCACGGTCAACCTCCCCGCTTTTGGCATAGATGAGGCACTCATCATTAAACGCATCGAAGCGGTAGGCTATGCCCCCGGCGCAAACGGCCAGCTTGAATACCAGATCGAGTGCATCGGTTCCGATGTCGTGACCTTCACCGACCTCATGCAGAGCATCCTCCAGCAGGAAGCGAGCCAAACGACCGTCGACGATTCGACCGTAAACGAAAACCTCCTTCCCGAATCCGAGGAAGCCTTTGTTGCAGAAACCCTACAAACGCCAGTCGCGACCACGATGCCCTATGAACTCGGCGTCGCCGCGTCCAACCAATTCCGCCTCGGTTTCTCACGCCTCTCGTAATCCCCAAGCTAAGAACAGTCCACTTGCTAAAGTTATTGAAAACATCCATGCAAGATATAAAGATTCCGGAAAACGGAGGCATCGCAGGAACCGTCATCGTACGCTCGCACCCGGCGGGAACAATCCATTTATATGAGTCGCTCGTCGAACTCGGACACCTTGATCTGGCCCGCGACCTTTTGAAAGACGGAAAAGTAGAAGTCGTCCAGAAGAACATGATCGTCTGGTCGCTCAACTGCGGGTTTGACATTTTGGTGCAGTACCTTTTGAGTGCCTATTTCGGCAGCCTGGACCTTCCGCTCGGCATCGCATGGGGAGAATTGGGGACTGGCAACACCACGCCGGCAAATACCGATATCGCTCTCACGACCCCCACAAACCGCGCGCCAGTAAGTTACGCGGCGGATTCCCAATACAACGAGGCGCAACTCCAATTTTTCTTCCCGGACGGCTCACTCGCGAACGAAACTTACTACGAATTCGGCTCGTTCGTCGGAGGCTCATCCACTATCGGATCGGGCAATCTTTTCAACCACGCGCTGTTCTCGACACCGTATGCCAAGTCTGCGGGCGTCGACAGCACCGTGGAGATTGACTTTTCCTTCTCTAATTAGCATGATAATTTTCTGCGCCATTTGCAAAAGACAAAAGCTCACCTACTCCAAAGGAGTTCGAACTTGTGCTCGCAAACGTTGCAAGTTTTTGTATCGAAGCAAGGAGGTATCAAGCAGAGGAGTTGAATGGAGAAAAAAGAAATCTGAAGCAGCGAAAAAAGCCGGGGTCGGCAAATGGATGAAAGGACGAACAAATCATCACAGTCAGCAAGCTCGCCAAATGTTTTCCAAGCGATGGCTCGGTTCTGGCAATCCCAGGTGGAAAGGAGGCGTTCCCCGAAGCGTAACGCATAAGAACTGGCTCGCCGCACATCCTGACCGAGTTCGACATTACAATCGCCTAGGCAAGGCCCGTAGGCGTCGTGCACCAGGAACGTACACGCTTGGCGAATGGCTTGCCTTAAAGCGCGCATATCTATTCACGTGTCCTAATCCTATCTGCCTCAAAAGCGAGCCAGAAATAAAACTCACTCCAGATCACATTGTCCCTCTCAGTCGAGGTGGGGCCAATCGCATTTCAAACATTCAGCCTTTACGCCAACGCTGCAACACCAAGAAATGGGCGACCACCCAGAAATTCGACTCGACCGGAATCGTCGCCAAATTTAAATCCACTATCGCAGTATGAAGAGCGTCAGACTTCCCAGTGGTTCCACTTATTTTGCGCATGAACACAACGCCCTTCGTTCTGATGCCGCCGCAGCCGCTTTTCTTCACGTACACCAGCAGCTCGGAGCATTGGCGTTAGGAACTACACCCTCAAATAACCAAACAGTCACGCTCGATATAAACGGCACGAACGTTGCCTTCAATGCAGTCACGGGAAGTCCGACAAATCCCGGCGACGTGAAAGCACCAGGCACCGCGGCTGGGTTCGTAGCGAACCTTGAAGCGGCATTACAGAATCCAACCGTTTCCACATCAACCTTTATCGCGCTTTCCGCACCGAACGCCATCCTCGTGCAATATCTCGGCTGGGGACTTGCCACCGGCGGCACCACGATCACGTCATTCTCGCTTAACACTTCGACGTATGCACCACTCACATCCTTTTCCGTTTCTACCACGGTCACGAGCGGGACATGGACGGCGCAGACAATGCAGCTTTATATCGAACCTGGTACCTATTACGTCGGCACCACGCGCGTCCTTTTTTTGGGCGGCAGCACTCCGACAATTACCGCGCCGTCATCCCACCCGCGCATCGACCTCGTAACCGCAGATTCGACTGGCACCATCGCGCTTGTTACCGGAACCGAAAACGCTTCGCCGGTTACTCCGTCCTATCCCGCGAATAAGCTCGTCCTCGCCGAAATCTATAACGTCGTGGGAGAAACGGCGCTTTACGACAACGACAACCAGCAGACAGGGCAGGGATATGTCTACAACGACGTACGTCCGGCTCTCGCGCCACCCTACATCAGCAGCGCCTCCCAGATCGCGAGTGGCATTGTCTTGCTAGATCCGGGGAGCGACGCGCAGGGCGATGTTTACTACTGGAATGGCTCAGCTCTTGCCCGTCTTCCGGCCGGAAGCGCCGGGCAGATTCTTTCGACTCAAGGGGCGAGCGCGAATCCGCAATGGATTTCGCCCTTCGGCACGAAGCTCGCGCAGACAAATACCCAAGCGACCGGGTCGCTTACGCAGAATGTCCATACTGTAGTTCAGACACTCAGCAGCATCCCCGCAGTGGGCGCAAATGCCTCTATCAGAATACGTGGCCACTACAACGGCGGCACGAACGTGGTCATTGCCCGACTGACCATCGGCGGCGTAACTATTCAGATCGGGTCAACCAACGGTGCTTCCGACAACTACTTTGACATCACGGTCGTGAACAGGAACTCGCAAACCACGAACGATATTTACGGGTTTAAGACCACAAGCGGAACCGTCGAATGGGCAGGCCAGGCAAGTTTCAACGCGAACCTCTCCTCTGCCTGGACCCTCACGCTTGATCTCGACCCGACAGCCATCGGATCAACCTACACGGTCGACTTCCTTGATGTTTACCTCATCGGTTAATCACAAACCATGCCTATGGATGACGACGAAATCAAACTCCCCACACAGCCCGGCAGCCCAACCTCCGAACACGGCCAGATCATGTTTGCCATTGGCAAGATGTTCGGCCGGCTCGACGCTATTGACGCAAAGCAGGCTTATGCGAACGGAAGAACCGGAAAACTTGAAGACCGGCTGAGTTCCGTGGAGGATTGGAAGAACAAAACAGAAGGCAAGGACATCGGCATTTCGAAGCTCACGCTAGTCGTATTCAATGTCATTACCGCAATTGTGGCCGTCACCGCACTGATCCTGAAATTCTACAAATGATGGTGCATAACTCCCCCTAGACAAAATCTGACGATATTACAAAATTTAAGCATGCAAGACCCCACGAAATTAGGAGCAGTTGAGCGGCCGAAAGACAGTAGAGATATTCTCCTTGGCTCCGTTCAAGCGCCCGTTTCAATTCCTGCTTCATTTTTGCCGGATGTATCCTGGCTGGTAAGGAATTATCAGGGCGAAACCGCATTTTGCGGAGAGCACGCCGCTACCCATTTCCAAGCCATTTTGGAACATCTCAATACCCCAACAGTGGCGCAACGATACAGCCCACGCTATGGCGCGATTAAGCTGAAAAGCCCTTCCTCGCCCGTCTACGACGGTTATGCCATTGACGCAGGAACGACGATGACCGCCATTTTCAAATGGCTCAAGCAAGTAGGCGCGGACGACTATGAGCCACTCGAAAATGACGTTACGCTTCCGCTTGCGACGTATTGCGACCCGACCGTAATCACTCCGGCGATGGACACTGACGCTGCAAACCAAAAGATAACTACCTACGCCTTTGACGCCCTCACGTTTGCTGATTTGCAACAAGCCATTTACCAGAACAAGGCGGTAATTTTGCTCATCAAGTGTGATGATGGGTTCTGGGGAACATCGACACCGACCTTTACACAGGCGCTCTACGGACATTTCATTGTTGCCTACGGGTACGACGAAACCGGAATATGGATCATCGATTCGGCGGAACCGAACAACGAATTTGCGCTGAAGCATATCGCAACGGAATATATCAATCCATCATTCTTCTTCGAATCCGGAACTGCCGTCGATGTGCCGACGAGCGTCCAGCAGGTCATCCAAAACTCCGCGATCATCCCGACACAGAAAACCGCGCTCATCTCGCAGATCATCGCGGATATTTCCGAAGCAGTTTCCCTTATCCAGAAAGAAATCTAAAGGTCGCACCACTCAACCATCATCATGTTTAAAAACTCAGGCGCATTCTGGAATTGGCTCGTCACATCAAGCCAAGATCCCACGCAGGTAGCGCTGACCGTTAAAGGATGGGTATCGGCAATCGTGCCGGTTGCGCTCATCGCAATCCATAATCCGAACCTCTCGTCCCTTCCGAACCAGGTCTATTCCGTCGTTGTCGCGTTCTTCGGCGTGGTCACCGCTGCCGTGACTCTCTATGGCCTCGCAAAGAAGATTTTCATCCCGTCCCCGGCTTTCACCGCCGCGGTCGCATCAGCTTCCGCCCCCAAATCCCAGCAATAAATGAAACCAGCGAAATGGATCATCCTGCCCGACCTGCAGCTCCCTTTTGAAGACCACCGAACGCTTGCCGCAGTCGAAGAATTCATGAAAGACACGCAAGCATCGGATGAACCGTTCACGGGATGGCTTCAGCTTGGCGATCTGCTCGACTTCGACGAATTGTCGAGATACCACGCAGGCGAAGAAGGTTCGGTAGCGACCGAGCTTCACGATTCGTACGAGGCAGGGAACCGTTTCCTCGACCGGCATCAGAAAATAATGAAAGCGGGCTATAAAGATGCCCGCTTTGTGCTTTTAGAAGGTAACCATGATTTTCGCGCCTATGATTGCGCCCGAAAGGACGATTACAAAAAGTTTCGTGGTTATCTCAATTACGAAAAGATGCTCAAGCTGAAAGAGCGAGGCATCAAGTGGGTTCGATCATGGAAGGATGGTGATGACTTCACCCTCGGCAAGGCCCACTTCACCCACGGTCTCTACACGAACCAATATCACGCGAAAAAGATGGTCACGAGCTGGACCGACCCAATCTATTACGGCCATACCCACGATGTGATGGAAATGCCCCTTGTCCGGCGCGGAAAAGACAAAACCAGCGTGGGGAAAAGTCTCGGTTGCCTTTGCGATTATTCCCAAGCATATTTAAAGGGTCGCCCCACGAACTGGCAACAGGCCTTCGCCATCTTCTATGTTTTCCCGGACGGGCTTTATACCGAGCACACCATCCGAATTTTCAAACACCGCTTCCACGCTTACGGGAAAACATACGACGGTTCAAAAATCCTCAAATACTAAATTCAATCATGCTCTCC